CCTGACCTCTGCCCTGACATTCAGCTACGCCTTTGGTGGCGCCGCGTGCCTGTCCGCCAACTGTGATGTGCTCGCCGCCTGGGCCACGAGCGCAGCGCTGACCATCACTCATGGAACGTACGACAACCACATGCTGATCATCGAAGTCCCGGCAGCGTCGATGGATCTGGCCAACAAAGAAGACTGGCTGACCATCAACTTCACCGACCCGAGCACCGGCGCCACCGGAAATGTGACCATTACCGCCATCCTACAGCCGCGGTACAGCCACAACCGGATCGCTACGGCCCTGGCGTAAGCCCATAATCGGCGGCCATATCGGCGCCACTTTCGGGCGGTCTGGAAAGATGATCGTCCACTTCCGCGGAAAGGAAGAAAGCCATGCCCAACTACAACGCAAGCACCATCGCAAGGATCGGAGATCTGGTCAACGGCATCCGTGTGGATACCTCAGTTCTTGCGAACGCCACCTATCTTGCCGGCACCCAGGTTGAGATTTTTAATGTCGTGGGCCGCGTCAAGATCCACAATCTCTTTGGTGAGGTGTGCGTGATCTGCTCCAACAACGCCACCGCGCTGCTCTTCAACTACACCAGCACAACCCCGTCCATCGCCGTGCAACCCCTTTGCGGCGCGTCCGGCAGCATGGCTCAACTGGCCGTCGCAGAGCGCGTTTGGTGGGTGGGCGGTGCTGTAGCGACTGCCGCAGTTCTGACCGCAACCCCCGGAATCAGCGACATCGTTGCTACCCCGCAGATTGTCGGCAGCGTGACCTCCGCCGGGGCGAACGCCGTGGGCACCATCGGTATCCTGACGTCGGTGGCGAACCAGGCCAGCGGCTCCACTCGCTTCTCGATCTTCTACACGCCGATGAGCGACGGCGCGTATGTGACGGCAGTTCTTTAGTTTTTTGCTCCACAGTGGATACCAAGAGGGGCGGCCGAAAGATCGTCCGCCCCTGTTTTTAAGGAAAGCCAATGCGCGCCATCCGATACGCGGAACCAGTCATAGAGCCGATATCTCTCGCAGAGTTCAAGCTTCACCTGCGACTTGATTCTGGCAGTACGGCCGACAACATTGGAGAACTCCAATGCTTTGCCATCGGATCACACGCCATCGCCGACAACTACACTACTCACGTAGGGACGGCAATCGATACGCTCGGTTACTCCGTTTTGGTTGTCCTTAATTCTGGAACGAACGGCGCCGGTGGCACGGTCGATACCAAGATCCAGGAGAGCGAAAACGGTACGGATTGGACGGACTTTTCCGGCGGCGCCTTTACTCAGGTCACCGAAGCGAACGACAACGCCATACAGGAAAAAGCATACACTGGGTCCATGCGGTACATCCGCACGGCATCGAAGGTGCTTGTCGGCGCGTGTGTATTCGGCACCACGGCCATCAGGTTCGCCGCATCCTCCGAAGAGGATAGCCAGCTTACCGATTGCATCCAAGAGGCCCGCGACCACATCGAAGACATTACCAGGCGCGCACTGCTGACGCAGACCTGGGATGTTTACATCGATGGCTGGCCCAGCGCTAACAGCATCAAGTTGCCCTTCGGGAACCTGCAATCGGTTACCCATATAAAGTACACTGACAGCACCGGGGCGATCACCACGATGACTGTCACGACCGACTATCTCGTCGAAACCAATGGTGAACAGTGCGGCCGGATCGTGCTTCCGTATGGCGAATCCTGGCCATCGTTCACGGTTTACCCGTCGAACCCGATCACGATACGCTTTATTTGCGGATGGACGGCCGCGTCAAGTCTTCCGCGAAAGATCAGGGCGGCATGCAAGCTGATAGCCACCGACCTTTGGCAGAACAGAGAAGGCAAGCAGTTCGGCGGTGCCGGCTCGGACTACCGCGTGAATGTGGCCGTCAATGATTTACTGGCGAGCGCCAGGCTTTGGGATGAGGTCGTATGATCAGGGCCGGAGATCTCCGACATAGGATCACGCTTCAGCGCGCATCCGAAACCTCCGACGGTATGGGACCAGGCGGGGCCATTACATGGTCCGACATCATGACCGTGTGGGCCGAACGCTGGAACGTCTCCGGTGCCGAGCGGGTAGAATCCGCCCGCACCAAACAGAACAGCATCGCCCGCTGGCACTGCCGCCACAACGCCGCGATAGTGCCGACGATGCGGATTAAATGGGTGAACGCCGGAGTCACGCACTACCAGGAGATCCTGGCCGTTAACCCGCTTGACCAGCAGAACCGGGAAATTGAGATTTTGGCGGAAGAGAAGATTTAGATGGCATACGGTTTAGGCGAAAAGATAGAGAATAAACTTAGCCCCATACTTGCTGGCAAAAAGAGAGCCGCTCGCATGTCACACAAATACGAAAAAAAGAGTAAGCACAGGGCCGAAAGGCGCAGGGCAAACAAAGATTTTGATTGTGTCCCGGCATACAACCGCCATCACGGCTGGGAGTGGTAAATATGAGCCTCGCAAACGTAACCATAAATTGGGATGCCCGGGCCTACACCCGCGAGGTTGAGGCTGCTCTCAATGAAGTGGTCCGCGAAGGCGCCCTGCGCACCGAAGAAGACGCCAAGCGCAACCTGGAGCGCATGGCCCCCGACAGCACCGGCACGCTCGCAAGCCAGATCGCGGTCAAAGCCAGCCAGTACAAGAACGGTGGATGGCTCGTAGAGGCCCAGGGGCACGGCAACTATACAAAGTTTTATGCTTCCTTCGTAGAACTCGGGACCAGCAAAATGGAAGGTCTCCGATACCTTCGCAACGCCCTGCGCCGCAACAAGTTCCGCATGCGCGCCATGCTCCGGCAGAAATTCGGCGAGGTCCGATGAAAGAACTTATTGAATCCATCTATTCGCATTTCGCCACCGGCACCAACAGCCTAAAGACAGCCACGGCTGGCCGCTTGGAGTACGGAAAGGGCGTTGATGGGTGGACCGATAACTTTGCGACCTACCAGGCCAACAGCGCGAACGCCGACGATGCTTTTCGGACTTCGATGGATGAAACCTACTGGCAGATCAACCTATTTTCGTCTGTGCGCGAGACGTGCTTCGACCTGCTGTCCTACGCCACATCGCTTTTTGACAACGCAACCCTGACCGTGACGAGCCACTATCCGGTCTTGATCCATAAGGAAAACGTCGTTCCGCCCATCTGGAACGAGCAAGACAATCTTTGGCAGGCCACAATCGAATTTCGGTGTCGGCTGCAACACACGTAAAGGAGTGAACCATGGCTTTATCTTATCAAGAAGCTGCAAATGCCGCCGTAGTGCTAAACTACGGAGCCGGAACCCAGGCTATCGTGGCCGGCCTTAATACCTTGAAACTCCCCGGCGGCCAGCGAAACATCATCGAAGTCAAGCAATTCCGCGAGACCTCTCGCCAGTTCGCTGGACAGGCCAGCCGAACCAATCTGGAGTTCGGCGGCGCGGCCGTCTTCAATGACCCGGGCCAACTCCAACTGAAGACCTACTTCGACGCGAACACAAAGTTTGGCCCGGTCGGTCACGCCAACGGGGAATGCCGGATCTACCTGAACGGCACATCCTCTACTCTGCTTTCGTCTGACTTCATGGCGCCGGATACGGCGAACGACTCCGAATCGGTCTATCAGGTCACGGCCTACGACTTCCCGAGCGTGGATTCCGAAGGCATTTTCCCGTTTACTTCGGGTCTCGCGGTCGGCGGTCGGTATGCATTTTTCACGGTCCACAAGACTGCCGCAACCATCGCTTTTGTTGAAGGCGGCGCTGGCGCGGACACCATCACCGATTCCGGCAGCGGATTCGTGACGGCTGGATTCACCGCCGGTATGACCCTGATCGTTGAGGGAACCGCCAGCAATGATGGTATTTATCTCATCGATACTGTGATCGCCGGCACCATCACGCTAACCACGGCCATGGACCTCGCGGACGAATCGGCCGGAACATCTTTCACGCTCCACGGCGGCAAGTAGTCCAGGCCCTGCTTGCTCGCCAACGGCCGGCCCCGGCCTCCGCCCCGGGGCCGGCCTTCTCATAAAATAACGGGGGAGACGGTAGAGGAGGAGATCAAGTGCCAATCATCCAAAAAGAGACTCAAGCCTGGTTCGACTACCCCGACGACGAGTTCGGCGGCAAGGCCCTGATTCGGCTACCCAAGGGCGGCGAATTGAAGTCCATCCGTGAAAAGACCAGCGAAGTGGCCACCTACGCCGTGAAAGCGTTTCGGGAGACCGAGACCGTATTCCGTCAGCGCGGGCATCGTGAAGCGGTCGCTGTCGCAGTCGTCAAGGATTGGCAGAACTTTTTCGACATGGAGCACAAGCCTCTGGAATGCAACCGGGCCAACATCCTGATGATGTGTCAGGAGACCGGCTTCCATGAGTTCATCGACGAGTGCTTGGCCCAGTTGGAAAAGCAGGCTGAGGAAAAGGCCAAGGCCGAAGTAAAAAACTGATCGAGCTGGCCGAGTGGCTGGCCGAAGCCGGCCGGCTCGATTGCGAGGCCTGCAAGGAAAAATACAAAATCGGGCAATGGGACAACGGCCCGACGCTCGAAGCCAAAAAGAAAGGGCCGCCATGCGGAACGTGCGTCAAGGGGAAAATGCCAGACGTCGAACCGGCAAACGAAGCGGCTCTTTTCTTGTTCCAGCGCACGGGCGGCGAAGATGGAATATCGCCGCAGGCCCTGGAAGCCAATATGCGGATTTACGGCATCCGCGCGCGTGATCGGGCAGAGACCGCCGAGCGCGTGAGTGTTATGGCCGGGAAGTACATGCAGCGCATGAGGGCGATAAGGGAAGAGGAAAGAATCAATGCCCAAAGTGGCGACGGCCTACGTAACTATCAGAGCACGCCTCGACCAGCTCGAAAAAGATTTATCAACCGCTAAAAGCATGACCATCAAGCGGTCTACCGAGACCGCTACAGCGGTCAGCAACGCTTTTAAGGGTGTCGTGGCCTACTTCGGAGTCTCGCAAATCAAAGCCTTCGGCACCGAAATTTTCAACACCGGAAAATACGTCGCTCGCCTCGAAAAATCCTTTGCCGAGATAACCGGCAGCACGTCGGCGGCGAACAAAGAGTTTGCTTTTCTGCGTGACACATCCGATCAACTCGGGCAGAACTTCTACGACCTGGCCGACGCTTACAAGGGCATCGCCGCAGCATCCAAGGGCACGACCTTGGAAGGCCAGCAGACCCGCGATATCTTCGTGGCCATCACCAAAGCATCCGCCTCGCTCGGGCTCACGGCCGACGATACCCGGGGCGCCCTGACGGCCATCCAACAGATGATGAGCAAGGGCAAGGTGAGCGCCGAGGAGTTGCGCGGACAGCTGGGCGAACGTCTCCCGGGCGCCTTCAACCTCATGGCTGAAGCCATGGGTGTCTCTACGGCCCAACTCGACAAAATGCTTAAAGACGGCGAGGTGCTGTCTGAAGAAGCCCTGCCAAAGTTGGCTGCCGTGCTCGAGGGCCGCTACACCGGCGCCGTAGACGACGCCACCAGGGCCAGCAACAAGCTTGCCGAGGCCTGGACGGACATAAAAAAATCCATGACCCAATCCGGCTTCATGGATTCCGCCACCCAGGCGATAAAATCGGTTACCGATGCCCTGAAAGATCCTAACGTCCAGCAGGGCATGCGCGACTTCGCCAAGAACATGGGCGAGATCGTCGCCAGCATGGCCGAGCTTGCGAAATACGCGGGCCTTCGAAGCATAACCGGGACATTCGGCCAGGCCGTTGAATTGAGCAAGCAGGGAATGCTTGACCTTGTTGAGTTTTCGAGACTCAGCTTCACTGAGCGCCAGAAGATGGTTGACGACATCCTTGCCAAACAAGCGGCGATCAACCAGCGGTTCAAGATAGGCCCGCAAACGCCGGGATACCCGACCAGCGATGCCGCATCTCCCCCTCCACCGCGCCCGGGTGTGACATCAGAATCCAAAGAGGAAAAGAAGGCCCGCGAAAAGCGGCTGAAGGAAGAAGAAGATTTCCAAAAAGACCTTCTCGCCATCCAAATCGAAGGCCTCAACGCCTACGATCAGGCCATAATTGACGGCTATGCCGACACCGAAGCGGCCTACAAGGAGATGAAGCAGACGGCCGCCGATAACGCGATAACGTTCGAACTCGATACCTATTTTGCCGACCTGGACAAGCTGGAAGTGGCCAGCAGAGACACGACCGACACCATGGCCGACAATATGCGTGACGCCATGTCCGGGTGGGCATCGAGCTTTTCTTCGACGCTCAACGAGATGGTTTGGAATTCAAAGGCATCCTTCGGCGACATCCTCGAATCCTTCGGCAAGATGATCACGCAGATGATGATCCAAAAGGCCATCGTCGAACCTCTCTTTGGCTCTCTATTCGGCGGATCATCGGCCACCGCAAGCACCGCGACGACCTCCGGATATACCCCTGGGGCATGGGGCGCGGACGGCCTCATAATGGATTCCGGAAAAATCAAATGGAACGCATCCGGCGGCATCGTAAGGCGCCCGACCATATTTCCTCTTTCGGGCGGATCGTGGGCCGGGGCCGGTGAAGCCGGACCAGAAGCGATCATGCCCCTGAAGCGCATCAATGGCAAGCTGGGCGTGGCGGCCGCAGGGGGCGGGACCACGATCAACATCATCAACAACGTGGGCGCCGAAGTAACCGCACAAGAGCGCGAGACAGCCGGCGGCATAGAGATCGACGTGCTGATTGACCAGGCCGTGGCCTCAAAGATGAGCAAGCGCGGAACGGCCAGCAACCGGGCGCTCCGGCAGCACGGCGGCGCTGCGCCCCTGACGGTGAGGTAGTAATGACGACAACCATCGATTGGGAAAGCACTTTGCCCCAGGAGTTGACTACCGACGGCTATTCGCAGAGCGCGGCCGACAACCTACTGCGCACTTCGATGGACACCGGACCCGCCAAGGTGCGCCGCAGGGCCACCAGCGCGCCGCGGCCGGTCGGCGGCACGATCATTATGGATGAGACGCAGCTTGCGACATTCAAGACGTTTTACGCCACCACCATCTTGGGCGGGTCCCTGCGCTTCAATTGGGTGGACCCGGACGACGGCACCACTGCCGTTGAAATGCGTTTCACTTCGCCGCCATCATGGACAGTGCTCGGCGGAGATCTTTACCGGGTCACGATGGCATTGGAGATTTTGCCTTGACCGATGTTTCCTTAAATTTCAGAGGCAGCGCCTACGCCGCAGAGACCGGAGATTTTCCGATTTGTTTGGTGACCATCGACCATGCCGACCTCACGACACCGATCAGGATCAGCACAGACCCCACGGCGCGACTCGTCGAGACCGCTGCGGACATCGTTTATGGGACGCAGAGTAGGGGCAATGATTTTTACTTTTTCCCATGTTCTCTCAAACTCCCTGACGACACCGACGACGGCCCCGGAGAGATGCGGCTCGAGTTCGACAACGTCAATCAGGATTACATTGAGACCATACGGAGTATTGTCGGGCCGCCCACGGTATTGGTGGAAATGGTCATGGCCAGCGACCTGGACACGGTAGAAGCGCAGTGGCCTGAATACTTGCTTCGCTCTGTAAAATATGACGCGGTGATCATAACGGCCACGATGATCATGGAAATGCTCGAAAGAGAAGGATACCCAGCCGGCAGTTTTACGCCGGGGGCTTTCCCGGGGCTATTTTAGGAGGAGGATTTATGGATTTATTGAAAGAGCTTGAAGAATGGTTGGAGCAAGAGCGCAAAAGCTATGAGCGCGGATCTGCTTGCAGCATGTCCGAGAGCATTTATGGGGAGGGTACGATTTCCATGGTCCAACGGAAAATCGCGCAGCTTAAATCGAAGTACGCGGAAAAGGATAGGTAGTTGAGACACTGGACCGACCTATACGCCGGCATCCCCTTCGCCTTCGATGGCCGCGACCGCTTCGGCTGCGACTGTTGGGGGCTTGTCCGACTCGTTTACGAAGAGGTTTTAGGTCGGGGACTACCCATGGTAGCTGGTGCCCTAAAGGACCTCTCATTGGGCTCACTGGCCCGCGTATCACGCGAGATCAAGGCCGGCCTGGACGATTGGGAGCGCGTAGGAGATCCACAAGATTTTGACATCGTTATTTTTCGGCGCGGCCAGGTAAACACGCACGTTGGAATCGTTTGTGGCCGCGGCCAAATGCTTCACGTCATGGAGGGCATCAACTCCACCGTGGAGCCCTACAACGCACCGGTTTGGAAATCGAAGATCTATGGCATCTACCGCTACGCAAAATAGCCTCACGCTAACGACGAGGCCGCTCGCAATATCGGCGCCCATCGTCCGTCAGATCCAGGCCGGCAGAGACATAGCGGCCATTGTCTCTGAGGCCATGCGTGGGCGCGTGAGCGATGCGGTTTGCGTGGACCTGAACGGATACCCGGTTCCGGCCTCGTCTTGGGCGCTGGTGGCGCCAAAGGCCGACGATCATCTGCTGATTTATACCAAGCTGCACGGCGGCGAGGGGAAAAACCCGCTGCACGTGCTTATGACCATCGTTGTTATCGCGGCAGCAGCATATACCGGAGGACTCGCAGCAACTGCCTATGGCCCAATGGCCGGGGCTTTCGCGGCGGCGGCTGTATCCACGGCCGGAATGTTCTTGGTCAACGCCATAGCGCCTGTGAGGCCGGCCGATGCTCGGAATACTTCGTACAGCGACAGCCCGACCTATTCGATAAGCGGTGCTCGCAACGTGGCCGACCCCTGGGGGCCGATCCCTCAACTTCTTGGACGGCATAAGGTTTACCCGCGCCTGGGGGCAAAGACATTCACAGAAATAGAGGGCGGCGACGAATATCTTCGCCTGCTGCTGGTTTGGGGATATTCGCCCATAAGGGTCGGAACGATCAAGATCGGAGATACCCCACTTTCGTCTTTCGAGGGTGTCGAGGTTCGCACCTACCTGGGATATGACGGCGAAGACACGATAGACCTTTTTCCATCACAGGTAGAACAAACGCCGGTCGGAGCACTCGTGGAGTACTCTTCTGGATGGATAACCAGGACGGCGCCGGAAAACGTAGATGAGTTGTCAGTTGACATTTATTTCAACCGAGGCCTGGTCAGAATCGGTAACAGCAGCCGGAGCGGAGCGTTTCGGGCAGAAACTACCGTGACCGCGCAGATTCGCTATCGTGAAGTGGGCACATCGGCCTGGACCTACACAGACGGTACGGTGGCGTTCGCCGAGCAATCATCAGCGACCTATGCGCTCGGCCCCATGGTCCCTGGAAGTTATTACGATGAATTAGGATACCTCGTGCCAGGGGAAACATTTTCAATCTACGCCTGCCACGATGGGGTTATCAGGGCATACGGAGGCAGAACAGAGCGCCCATTGTCTGTGCGAATTGGAGAATACACGACCAGGACGCTTTATGTTGATACCAGCACCGACATCGCTTGGCCAGTGATGGGGTATGATACTGTGACCAATATCATCGACACAGATCGAACGGGCCTGGTGTGCTCGCTGGTCGGCGATCAGGTCAATATCACGGCTGGAACCATAACGATTGAAGAATCGGCATGGACAGCAAAAAGCCCGGAAGTGCAACGATTCTCTCAACGCTGGAAGGTGGACCGGACGAAGGCCTATGAGGTGGCCATCAGCCGCGTGACCGAAGATTCCGTCGATGATATGATTTTTGACGAAATGACTTGGCAGTACTTGCGCGGCACGCTCAACGATAACCCCATCAACTTCGAAAAGCACTTGACGGTAACGGCTTTTCGAATCAAGGCCACCGAACAACTTTCCAATGTGATCGACAACGTCAACGCGGTTTGTGATTCATTCGTTCCGGTTTGGGACGGATCGACCTGGAGCACGTGGGGTTATAGTAGTAATCCGGCAGCTCTTTTCCGCCACGTTTTGACCGGCAACGCCAACGCCTTGAAGCGCACGGCGTCACAGATAAATGACGATCAGTTGGCCGACTGGTTCGATGAGTGCGAAGATCGCGGGTACAGCTTCAATATGTACCGTGATTTCCGCGCATCGATTTGGGACACCCTGATGGACGTGGCCGTTGCCGGCAGGGCCGCGCCATCGATCATCGACGGCCTGTGGATGGTGATCAATGATTATGATGGCCGGCCCATTTCGCAGCATTTCACCCCGCGCAACTCCTGGGGCTTTTCTTCCGAGAAAATGCTTTTTGATATGCCGCACGCCCTGCGGGTAAAATTTGTGAACGCGGACGCCGATTACGAATGGGACGAGCGCATAGTTTATTCTGATGGCTACACCGAGGCGAATGCAACGCTTTTCGAGAGCATCGAATTCCCAGGGGTGACGGACCCGGATTTGATCTATCGATTTGCGCGCTACCATCTGGCGCAGATGATCCTCCGGCCCGAGACGTACTCCTTTTATTGCGACTTCGAGCACCTTGCCTGTCGGCGCGGGTCCATGATCCATTGCGGCCACGACGTTCCTAAATGGGGTACGGCCTGGGGCCGCGTCAAATCTATTTCGGTAACAGAAGAAACGACAGAGGACGGGTTTTTCGACGACTCCGGCGGCGTGGCCTTCGACGACTCCGGCGGCGTTGAATTCGATGGCGGCACCGTTGGCGGGACCATAATCAGTGTCACGCTCGACGAAGAGTTCGCCATGCTGGCCGGCACCTCTTACGCCTGCCGGTTCCGCAAGGCAAACGGTGACAGCGTCGTTCTTTCGGCCACGTCGGTCACCGAAGACACTGTGACATCGACATTCTACGTTGATGGATCGGTTCCGGCGTCCTACGGCCCGGCGGTGGGCGATCTCGCCATGTTCGGCGAGGCCACATTGATGACCGCCCGGCTGCTGGTTAAAAGCATAACCCGCACGAAAGACTTTTGCGCTCTTTTGACCTGTGTGGATCTTGCGCCATCGATTTACAACGCCGACACGGAATCAATCCCGGCATTCAACACGCGAATCACTGGCCCGGTAGACATCACACGCCTTGCGCCGCCAGCACCATCGATCAGCAATGTGGAGAGCGGGACCAGGGCACTTGAGGTGACCGGGGCACTCATCCGAGCCCGGATTCTGGCGACCGTAGCCCCGGCCACCAGCAGCACAATCCGCATCGGAAAATATCGCCTGCGCTACCGGGCCACAGGAACGACGAGATGGAGCCAGGTCGAATGGCCGGCAGATGTCGGTGTGACCGGCATCATCAATGGCGTGATAGAGGGTGAATCCTACGAGATTGCCGCCCAGGTGGTGAGTGTCTACGGGGTGGCTTCGGACTGGTCCTCATCTGTCTTTGATGCCGTAGAGGGCCAGAGCGAGGACCCGGCGGATGTGGAAGACTTCGGTTGCAACATCGTCGGAAGCGAAGCGCGGCTGACCTGGACGGCAAATACCGATCTTGATTTATCTCATTACCGCATCCGATGGAGCCCGCTCACGGTCGGCGCGACCTGGGCGAATTCGGTTGACGTGGTGGCCAATGCCGGACCCACAACCAGCATTGCCGTGGCTGCCATGGTGGGCACCTACATGATCAAAGCGGTTGACCGCTCGGGCCGCGAGAGCGCAACAGCATCGACCGCCAGCACCAATATTGCTGGTATTGCCGGGTTAAATTTTGTCGAGGAGTTTTCGCAGATCGACCCATCGTGGAGTGGTACCGGAACAAATGTTTCCGCGTCGGTGGCCATGGGAGGGCTCGTGCTCACCGATCCGGAAACCGAGACAGGCACATTTGAATTTACCGGCTACGTTGACCTTGAGGCCGTTTTTACTTCGCGCCTTACGGCATCACTTTCGATCAGCGGACAAGACACCGCCTCCGATCTTTACGACCTGACGGACCTTTACGAGGCCGAAAACCTTTATGGTGCCCAAGAGAGCCAATACAACGTTGAGCTTTATGTGGCAACGACCGAAGACGATCCGGCTGGGACACCGACATGGAGCGCATGGAAGCCGTTCTTGGTCGGAGATTATACTGCCAGGGCCTACAAGTTCATGGCGCGCCTTTCGGGTACGGCCCCGAGCATCACGCCCATACTTGAGGCCGTGACCGTGACAATCGACATGCCCGATAGGGTTTTACCATTCGGCGCGGACGTGCTGTCTTCTGGTTCCAGGGTGGCATTTTCGCCGGCTTTCTTCGCAGTACCAGAGATCGGCATATCGGTCTTTAACGGTGAAGAAGCGGATTACTACGCTATCACCAACCTGGACGAAACCGGGTTTGACATCGCTTTCACAAACGGCGGGGCGGGAGTGGCGCGGACCATTTCTGGCGTCGCCAAGGGTTACGGAGTACTTGAAACATGAGCCAGGTAACGAATTTCGAAATCCCAGGGTCTCCGCTCGACATGGCGACCCTCGCCGAAACGCTCGAAGACGACTTTGCGGCGGTCGCCAGCCTGAACCGCGGAACCAGCGCGCCATCGAATCCTTTCGCCGGAATGTGCTGGAACGATACCTCGGCGAGCCCGGTCATATCGATAAGGATTTACTCCGCCACCTACGGATGGGTGACGCTCGCCACCTACAACGACACGACCGGCGCCGTTCTTTCGTTTGGTGGCCGCACAATCGGCGGCACTTCGGCTGGAGACATCCTTGATAACAACAGTTCGCAGACCGCAACCAATAAGCGCCTTACGGGGCCACGGCTTAATGAAGATGTGGCTTTAGGATCGACGTCCACAGAGATCGACAGGCTTTGCGATGACGCCACAGCCACGGCCGCCGAAGTATCTCAATTGCACAACCAGGGCGCGCTGGCCGCTGACTTTGCAAAGCTGCATGCGATCACCAAGAGCGCCGCGCAGATCGATTCGAACATGCCGACGAATGCGGCGCTCTCTTCGACAAACTCTGGCGTAGAAACCATACCGTTTACCGGGGAAGAAGTAGCTGCCTTAGTTGTCGGGAACGTTGTCGTCGGTGATATAATTTTGGCGGTCGGAAACCTTCAGGCAGTAAAAGGCGGGACTGCTGGGCATGTGGCTACCAATCTTGCCGGAACCGGTACGGCCACCTATCAGATGGCAAGCGCATCCGAAAACTTCATAGCATCGCATCCAAGCGTCGGGGCCGGCGCCACGTTTTACCTTAACGTTACAGGAATATTTGTCATAACCGGGGACGGCTCGTTCGGGCTGAGGTTATGGTCAACCAGCGATGGAAGCGATTCAACGGCCAGCGCCAACACTTGCGGTATCCACGCAGTATTTTTGCGCAAACAATAGAAGGGATTGGTGAAATGAAAAAGATATTTCCTCTCACGGTTATCATGCTCCTGGCTATCGTGCCGGCGGCTCTCGCGGCCGGAACCGTAACGGTCACGCAGTATCAGCTATCTGCTGATAAAAACCAGCTCGTTATCAAGCTGGCTTGCGTCGGAGATGCGAACGATGGTTCGGTGCCGGCGACCACGAT